GCCTGTATCTATAAGGTTGTTAAGCCTTGCTAACTTGTCATACATACGGACTCGTAGTCCATTCATAGCACCACCTGGTGCTCCTGATATATTTAATGGACCGTAATCTTCATGCTTTTTGTATAGGATTGTAAGTAATTGAAGGGTAATTCCTTTAGCATCTTCAGGGTTTTTCATTAAGTATGTCCTTTAGTGTGTGGTCTAAGTCTTTCATTGCTGCTTCTACTGCAAACTCTTGCCAGAGTTTGTCTGCTTCTCCATCTTTTGCTGCTACTAAGAGTGCAGCCATCATTATAATTAGACGCTTTGCTTCGTTTGTATCTTCATCTATTGTAAAGTATATATCTTCTAGCACAGCCATGACATCCATAGTCTTGTTGGTAGATACTGGTATGCCTACAGTAAATCCAGAGTGAGCCAAGTGCTCCCAGAAACTATCATCTAACGGTAATGCATTCTCTGATTCGCTCATTAATCCATTCACTTCCCATCTTTATCATCACACTATTTACATCTTCGCCTTCAGGCATTGAGACGATGTTAACATTACCTAGTTCACGGCTAATCTTTTTGCCGAACTCTAGTCCTGCTGCATCACCATCTGCTAATACAATTACAATGTCGAAGTCATCAAGTATTTTTGCATAGTGTGGCTTCCAGTTGTTAGCACCTGGAATACCTATAGTTGGGTGTGTAGTTTTAGTTGACATCATAATACAATCGAACTCACCTTCGGTAACGCAGATATATTTATCTGCTACGAAGCAAGCCTGTGTGTTAAACATCGTAGTTTTAGCACCAACTAAACCCATATACTTTGGGTCTTCGTTGTTGATACCACGAAATCTAATATCTACCACACCTGATGGTGTGATGTATGGTATTGCTAGCCTACCTTTATAAGCCTCATGCCCTGGAAGTGGGTCGTCTACCACTCCCAAGTGAAATATGTTTGCCTCTTCTACCGAGAGTTGACGGCTTAATAGATAGTCTTTTGCTAAATCTATCTTGCTCGCGTATCTCTGAGTTGCCTGTAGTAAGAACTGACGTTGCGAACTTGACAGCCTCACGGTAATCACCACCTTCCTTATACATAATGAGCGAGTAAGTGTCGCCCTTCACTCCACAACCGTGGCATACAAATGCATTCTTATCGTAGTTTACTGCAGCACTAGCATGTGTATCACCATGAAAGGGACACTTCATCTTGCGCCAACCTGCACCAACTGCTGGTGTGTCTGCTCCTATGTAATTAAGATACTCTTCAATGCTTGGTTTCTCCACCAGTATGTCCACCAATCAATGCTCGTTGTAATAAATCTACCCACACATGACCAGGCATGGTGCAATACCAATCGCCAGGGCTTCCCCTACCCTTGCGCTTGTGCCACACCACGCCTGTCCATGCTTTGTCGTTAGTCATTTCGACTATCAACTCTTCTGTCCAACCCGCCAAGTCCATCTTGGCGTGGTTCTTTATTTCTATTGTAACTCCAGGTATACCTGAGATGTCACCTTTATCTAATGTAGCACCAGCCAATCGCCTATCTACATAAGGAAACCATTGCTTAAGGTATTTAACTACATCTCGCTCTGCTCCTGAGCCTTTGGCTTTGGCTGCTCTGCTCATTCTTCTGTTATCTCAATACCTAGTGCGTTCCATTCAACTGACTCTACCATCCAGTCAGAATCAGCAACCATTGCTTTTGCTCTTTCTTCTGCTATTTCTTTTGTTGATGCACGAATGGTTTTAATCTTACGTTTAATTAATATCAAATCAAACTTTGGCATTATACTGTCATCTCCACTTGTCTATAGTCTCTCACAACATCTTCTAGATACATAGATGCTGGTTCAAATGATAGGGATATATATGTAGCACCAGTAGGGTCTGCTTTACCATAGCGATTCTTAACAGGGGCTACGCATAAGTATGCGTCTTGCCCTTGCAACATCTGTCCTACGGTAAGAACCATTGCTGGTATCTGTGCTACTTTACCTTGCAGTGCAGAGCGTGGCTGACATGGATAGCCAGGTGCTCCTTCTTGTGTGTGGTGCAGAACTAATACTGCTGCATTGGTATCTCTTGCAAGATATTTTAGTTCTTTCATAACTGCACGCATACCTGCAAACTCTTCATGTCCATCAATTGCAATGTCCATAAGATTATCTACAACTATAAGTGTTGGACTCCTGCCCCACATAGTCTCAAATGCTGAGACTTCTTCATCTAAATCTTTTAATGTAGGGCTAGGTTCAAACGACCAATACATATTAGCAAATTCACGTAGATATTCTGTCGCTTTATCAGGCTCAGTCTTGAGCATATACTCTGACTGTTGCTGTGTTATCTTGGCTTTCATAGCAAGCAAACGCATTGCCATTGTATGTGCATTGGTATCGGCAGAGAAGTATAGTGTTGGTTGTTTTAATCTTGCTGCGATATGCAATGCAATAGATGACTTACCCGCGCCTGGAGTTCCTGCTATGACAGTAACTTCTGCTCGTCGCAGAATAATACCTTCACGCTGGAAAGCCTGGAAGGGAGGGGCTAATGGTTCGCCCCCCACTTCTGGCTTACCGATACTACGGCGGAGTGTTTTCATTTATGCCTTTGTCTGGTCGGCTTGGAATGTAGCAAACTCTGGTGAGCCTGCCTTAACATATACTGTTGTGCACTTTGTTGGGTCGCCTTGCTTAGCAGGGCAGAAGTGTCCTTTGTATGGACCGAACTTACCTGTTAGTCCGTGGATACGAGTCATTGTTCCGTGTGGACATTGACGTGCACCTGAACCTGGGACTGCTGATGGTTGTGTGTCAATGACTGTTGCATTGAAGGCTGCTGCAATTGCTGCAGTTGCGGGCGCTGGTGGCACGGCTGCATTAGCGCCACGCACTGCTGTCTCTACTTCACCAACTGCTTCTACAACCTGAAAGATTGCAGATGTTAGTGCAGTAAATTCATCTGGTGTTTCAGCACGCAATGTAATCTGTGTGCCTGCTGCTGTTTTTAGATTGATACTGATAGGTGCTTCGGTGCTTGGCATGTTACTCCTTGATAGGTGTTACTAGGGATTTTTTACTATCTCGAAAGGTGCGAACTTTCATTGCTAGTTCTATACCTTTCCATCCTTGTTTGATGTCAACAAAATGTAGTTCACATTTACCACTACCTGCTGGCAGATGGACAATGATTCCTTTCTCTTGGTTAACATCACCCCAACTACCACGGCTTGCGGTAGCGGGGTCATACGGCAAGCCGTGTGCATACACTGCTAACTGCATGGCAATTTTATTTGGGTAGGAAATACTACCAGTCTTTAGGTCAGAGATAAACAACTCGCCCTTGTATCTAACGATACGGTCAGGCGTGCCTGCTATCTTATATTTATCTAACACACAGAACTGTTCAATGTTTACATTCTCAAAGTTCTTTGTTGCATCAGCATACGCTTGTATGTCTGCAACATAATCATCTGGTATGACACCGAGGTCTTCGCCTCGGTCATGCTTCTCTGTCAGTGTATGGATTGCTGTGCCTATAGTTGCTTGCTTGGTAGCACCTGCTGCTTCCATTGCATCTTCAACTAACTTATCCATCTCTAATTTATTATCACGGTGTGCACTTGCTGCTAACAATAGGTCAGGTCGTAACGTTAAACCTGCTGCTGCCATGCGCAACTTCCATGCAACTAATGCAGTGCCATCATCTAATGAACCTGCAACTGTAGTTGTTCTTGTGTATGGCACAGGCTTACCACCTTTAGGTGGAACAACCATTGGTCTGCCATATCTATCTCTCGGGATTTCTAACTCCGACATACTTCTCCTTTGATTAGACCAGAGGGGGTAGGACAAGGAGAGAGCCAAAACCTACCGCCCACTGGTTGTCCCATCATAACATAAGTGACGGCTTATGCATTGATGTCGTTGCCGCAATGCGGGCAGAGTTTTGTTCTGCCATGCGATTCCGCAACTATATTTGTTGCTTTAGTTAGGTGATAGTAAACCTTACATCTGTTCCTAACATTAGTGCCCCGTATTATAAATCCGCCTTTATGTAATACAGATAGCACACCACTGGCTGTGCCATGATGCCAACTATTATATGCTGCTAGTTCTTTCCATGTTAAGCCATCGTCTGCACGCTTAAGCAAGGCTAGCGCTAGTGCTTGGTTAGAGTTCTCTCTCTTACGTATAACATTATCTCTTGCTCTAACCTTAGAGGTGGAACTGCCAGACCAGCCAGCAGTTCCGTTGTATGGTAAGTATACCTCAGACATTAGTCATCTTCTTCTATGTCTAACACATCAATCTGTTCGACATCAATGTCACCGCCATAGAAGTCAACTGATATGCCATCGGTAACTACATCTGTTACATCGTCTTCGTCTTCAACCTCAACGTTAAAGGTTCCTGTAACTGTAAAGGTTCCACGATACTTGCTTGTGAGTTTGTTTGTGCCGATTGTTTCCAACAATAAGTTAACGTCACCTTTGTTGACTGTTGTTTCACCGTCACTCCATTCACCTTCACTAAAGAAGTCGCGAACACTATTCCTAATGTCACGGATGGTGATGTATCTTTGGTTATCGGCTGCTTGTAGTTCATCTACTTGCCTCTTTAGTTCGGTATTGCTTTGAATGAAACGTAACACTTCGTTTTCGTTATAGGTTACTGTATCATTTGACTCTGGCATTACTATGCTGATTGTGTTCATGTTTCCCTCTCGTTGTTGTGTGCTCCGTGTTCGCCACTGGCGGAGCAACCCAGTGAGGTGTCCCTTATATAGAAAATGCAAATAAACTATA